CGTACTCGCTGCGCTCGGGCGACGAGACGGCGAAGGAGATCGAGTCTCTGCTCGGCCCGTACAAGAGGATTCGATGAGCATCGAGGCTCTGGTCAACCGCTTCGGCCTGACGCTGTACCTCTATCGTCCGACCACGGGCGTGGGCAACGATGGCGAGGTGTCTCGGTCCTATGTCCGCACGGCGGAAATCAAGGGATTCGTGGACTCGACATCGGAGACGAGCGCGGTTGCCTACGGGCGCGCGAACGGACAGACCAGCGCGACGATCTACCTCTCGGGATCGGTGGATGTCCGGATAGACGACGAGATCCGCAGCGGTGTCACGGGAACCGTGCGCAACTGGCGCGTCGAGGGCGTGGTGAATCCCGGCGAGACGGTCGCCGCGAACAGCGCCGCCCATCTCGCGATGACCGTGGTGACGGCCACCGAGGTCGATCCGGGGGTGACGCTGTGAGCTCGTTCACATGGTCTGGCGGTTCGCCCGATGGCGTGCGGAAGGGCATCAAGGACGGCGTCGTGCTCGGCCTCGTCAATGTCGCGGTCCAGATGCAGAAGTTCGTCCGCAAGAGGCTGTCGATACCCGGCACGGGCCGACGCTACCGCGTCGCGCGCGGGACGCGGCGCGGGCGCAACCAGCGCGCTCGCGGATGGCATCAGGCATCGGCTCCTGGCAACCCGCCCGCCGCGATGAACGGTCACCTGCGCAACTCCTGGACGCTGATCCCGAGCGCGAAGATCGGGGCCGCGACGACGCGGGATCAAGGATTCGCGTACATCGACGAGAACCGCAGCAGGGGGACGGTCGTCTATGTCCTCGGCAGCAACCTCGTCTATGCGCGCGCGCTCGAGTTCGGTCACGGAAGGCTGCGTCCACGCCCGTACATCCGCGATGTGGTCGAGGGTCTGAGGCCGCTTGTTCCCGATCTGGTCTCCAAGGGCATGAAGGCGCACATGCGGCGCATGGGAGGTCGACGGTGAGCCAAGCCATCCTGAACGCGCTCAAGACGCGTCTGCACGCGACCACGGCGCTGACCACCGTGGTCGGGACGCGGATCTACCTCGATGTCGGCGTGGCGAACGCGCCGCTCCCGCTGCTCGTCTACCGAGCGACCTCGACGCGGGTCGAGAGGATGATGAGCGTGACGCGGCACACGATGGAGTTCGAGTTCGAGTTTCACTTCTCGAACAGCGGGACGCAGGACATTCACACGGCGGCGGCTGGGCTCGCGACCGCGCTCTCGACTTCGCTGTCGGTCACGGGATTCGACCGCGCCGTCTTCGTTCGGCAGCAGTCGGGCGTGCCGTCATTCTCCGACGACGCTTGGACGATGACGGAGACATACAGGGCTACGGCCTTCGACACCTGAGAGAATCACGATGCCTATCAACACCTACCTCATTGGCAACGACGGCGCGGTCACCCTTCCGAGCGGAGGAACCGTCGTGCAGGTCCGTTCGTACGCCGCGACCCTCGAGCGCCCCGAAAGCGACCTGACGGGCTTCAGCGACACGGGACGACGACGCCGGCTGGGAATGCTCGACCTCACGGGAAGCCTGAGCGGCGTTGCGGCGCTCGACTCGACGGCCAGCACGACCTCGTCGTCGTTCTTCGTGGCGACCGCGACCGCTGCGCTCACGCTCACGCTGTTCGACGCGACCACGACCGCCGACGCGAAGATCGCGGCCAACTGCGTCTTCAACGGGTTCGCCTTCAATGTCGACAAGGTCGGAGACAGCACGCTGTCCTGCAACTTCTCGAACGGCGACGGCGCTGCGCCGGTCGTGACCTGGCTCGTCTGACGCATGAACTCCGTGCTTGGTGCTGCTGCGGATGCCTTCCACCCGTCCGATTCGGACTGGGTGGTTTCCATTCGCTTCCGAGACGGTCGCAGCGTGAACCGCAGGATCAACCCCGGCACGATCACGGAAGAGCAGGCGATCGGCTTTGCTCTTGCCGCCGAAGGCCAGCGGATGGAATCGGTCGAGTGGATGGCCGCGCGCCGCGCGTCCGACCGCACGATCGAACTCAGCGGAGTGGACACATTCATCGAACGGATGCGGAGGCTACAGGCATGATTCGGATGAGCGAATGGACCGTGAGCGCGGGCGGCAAGGACTACCGCGCGAAGCCCCTGACCGTGCGCCAGCGCCTCGCGCTGTCTGACGACCTGTCCTCGGAGCGCGCGCGGGTCTCCGCAGAGGATGCCCGCCTTGCAGGCATGGACAAGGCGCAGACCGCCGAGTACATCGGCGAGGCGCGGCGGAAGGGCGCGATGACGAGCGCCCTATTCCTCGACGCGTACAGCCTTCAGGGCGCGATCCGCATCCTCACGGTCGTGCTCGGCGGCGTCGACACGGCGCTCGAGTTCTCGGAGAAGGCCAATGTCCGCGAGATGACCCGCGTCTGCCTCGAGGCGCTCGGGATCGACACGGACCAGCTCGACGCCGAGAACGAGAAGCCAGCGCCATCGGGAAACGAGTAGCGCCTCCGCGCGAGGAACGCGACACGGTCGCGGAGGCGCACCTCATCGCCCGCGCAGCGCCAGGACTCGGTCATCCGTTCGACCTCTACTGCGCCGAGTTCGACGCCCATCTTCGGCTTGCGATCGACGGCCATTCGGGTCCGTCCGCTGATAGCGGCGGATGGATGCGCCGATATGTGGAACGGCGATGAACGCAGGAAATCTATCAGTCTCCGTCGAAGCGGACATGAAGGCTCTCGAGGCGCAGTTTGCCGTCATCGAGAAGGGCTTCACCGAAAGCGGCAAGCGGGCGATGCAGGCCTTCCAGAAGGCCACCGCCGAGCAGCCCCTGCCCGCCGACGACATGGTCGACAGGCTGTCGCGCGAGATCCGCGAGGCCGGCAAGGAGGCGGGGCAGGCGTTCGCGCGCGAGTTCGCCGCGGTGATGAAGCGCGTGCTGCCGAAGGCGGTCGAGGATGTCGTGTCCACGACCGTTCCGAAGGCCATCGGAAAGGCGGTTGCCGCCGATGCGGCTGGCGACATCGCCAAGGGCGGCGAGAAGAGCGGCTTCAGCTTCGGCGATTCGTTCCAGAAGAAGACGCTCGGCATGATCCGCAACTTTGCGGGGCCGATGATCGCATCGACGCTGGCGAACACCGTGGCCGACATCATCCGCTCGGACAAGTCGATGCCCGAGGCGATCCTCGACGGAATCAAGACGATTCCGTTCATCGGCGCGTTCGCGAACCTCGGACAGGCGATCTACGAGGCGACATTCGGAGCATCAGACAAGGCCGCGCAGGATTTGATCGACCAGCAGTCGGCGGCGCGCGCCGACCGCCTTGCGGCGGTCGCGGAGCAGAACAAGGAAGAGCGCGCCGCCGCCGACCGCACGGGCGGCGACGAGCAGGCGACCGCGCGCGCCGAGTTCGACAAGCTGATGATGGAGCAGAACCTCGACCTCGAGCTTCGGCTCGCGCAGGGGATCGGCGATGCCGAACTCAACGCGCTCCTCAAGGTCAACGAGCAGAAGCAGCTTCTGCTAGAGGACGATCTTCTGCGGCGGCTCGACAACATCCGCAAGGAGAAGGAAGCCGAAGCCAAGCGGATCGCCGAGACGGCGGCGAAGAAGAAGGAAGCGGACGACAAGGCCGCAAAGGACGCCGCCGACAAGCTGAAGAAGGCCGCGGACGACGCCGTTCGCGAGGCGCAGCGCGTCGCCAAGGAACGCGCGCGCTTCGAGGAAGAGCGGCTGAAGGACCTGCTCAAGGTCGAGGAGGACCGCATCGCCGCGCAGACCGCGGGCCTCGGATCGCAGCAGACCGCGCTCGGGTCCTTCCGGTTCGACGCGTACCCCGCGACCGAGAAGCGGAAGAACGACGAGAAGATGGTGATGGCTCTCGAGAAGATCAGCAGCCGTCAGTTCGTCGCGGGAGGGTTCACCTGATGGCAGCGCAAGCGATCGAACTTCAGGAGACGCGCGACTCGTCGGAGTCGGCTGGCAAGGTCACGGCCTCGCGCAAGTTCGCGATCTGGGACGAGGGAGGTTCGCAGATCGTAACGCCCGCCGAGGTCCGCGCGGTGTTCGGCACGACGGCGGGATCGACCGCGGTCCCCGACATCGGCGACCTGTTCCCGGGCGAGACGGACATCTACGCGACCTCGTACTCGATCCAGCACGAACCCGCGAGCCGCGGCGTTTGGACCGTCACCTTCAACTACGAGAACACGGAACCCGGCCCGCTTCAGCCGCAAGAACCCGGCTACGCCCAGTTCTCCTTCGACTGGTCCGCGGAGTTCCGCGATGTGTGGCGCGTCAATCCGGGCCTCACCGTGCCGAACAACGGCAACGCGACGAACAACTCGCTCGTCGGCGGTCAGCAGATCGATGTCGCGGGCGAGCCGATGAGCGTGCTCCGCTACTTCGCGACGCTCGAGATCACCGAGACGGTCCTGCTCGGCACGCTCGACGCGCGCGCGGCGCTCATCATGTCGCTGCGCGGCACGCGGAACGCGGCGCTCTTCCGCGGCGGCGCGGTCGGCACGGTCATCTACAAGGGCGCGAAGGCGTCGCGCATCGGCCTCGACAAGGTGTCTATCACGCACTCCTTCGCGCAAGACGACTGGTACCACATGATCCAGTTCCCGCAGAAGGGCGCGGACGGACGCGTCGTCCTCGAGCAGGTGCAGCCCGGCATCATGCACGCGCAGACGGTGTTCTGGCGTCAGCCGTTCCCGCTGCTTTCCGACTTCAACCTCCTGAGCGAGAACTTCTGACATGGCGAACGAGATCACGATCAACCTCAAGATGTCCGTGGCGAACGGGTTCCTCACGCAGCGCATGGACCCGGGCACTCTGTTCGCCGACATGAGCGGCACGGCTGCGGCTGGAGGCGCGCAGGACATCGGGACGAGCGGCGAGGCGATCGCGATCGGCGATGTCGCGACCGCCGGCTACGCGTTCTTCCGCAACTGCGGGCCGACGAACTTCGTGGAACTCGGAACGGGCACGACGACCTTCGTCGCGTTCGCGAAGCTGAAGGCGGGCGAGGCCGCGGTCTTCCGCCTTGGCACGAACGCGCCGACCGCGCGCGCGAACACCGCCGCCGTGAAGTTGCAGTACCTCATCCTCGCGGACTGAACGATGGCCGACCTACCGCGCTTCACGCAGGGCAACTTCGGAAACCTCCAGTGGCATCACCTGAACCAGGTGTTCGATGTCATCGAGCGGTCTCCCGTGCCGATGGAGCGGAAGCGCGACCCGCAGGAATCGTCGTTCGTCTACGCGAAGCTGACGGGAGAGGGAATCACAGCGCCGGGCGGAAAGAAATATTCGTGGGTCGAGATCGAGCTTGATTGGATCACCAACGAATCTTCGGAGCGCGACGGCGGTCGTCGGTCTGGGACCGCAACCGATCCGTTTCAGGTTCCCGCGCTCGGCATATCGGGATCGGAGGCGTATCAGATCGGGGATGTCGTCCTCCTGCGGCTCGAGAGTTTCCCGAACGGAAAGAGGTTCGCGCTCGTCATCAAGCCGACAGGGTCGGATGTCAAGATGTTCCGGATCATCGGAGCGGCGTCCATCGCTGCGGCACGATGGCGGTACACGGGCATCATCGCCGGTCTCGACACGGATTCATGGGTCGACCGCGGGACGCAGCAGTACACGCTCTACAACGGCTGCGAGAACGCCGTCGACTTCGGCAACACGATCGGAGTCGGAACGGTCAAGCCGGGAAGCGCGCAGGCGGTCCGCAGGCCGATCAGGGACGATACGATCGTGCAGGCCGTCTACATCGACGGAGCGTGGTGTTTCTCGATTCCGAACGGCTACTCTTTCGCGTGCGCCTGACATGACACAAATACCATCCAACTACGCCGACTATCGCTCGTCTCCGAGACGCCGCCTCGTCGCCACGCTCGTCAGGACGACGGAGCACCATGTGTACGAGTGCCCGGCGTCGATGAGCTGCACGATCCTGTCGCTGTGGATCGCGTCGACGCACAGCGGCGCGGTGCTGATCCGCGTGCATCACTGCCGCGCTGGCGAGACTCCCGCGCTGTCGAACGCGCTGCTGTACGACTCCTCGATCGCGGCGAAGACGACCACGGTCTACGACTCGCCGATCGTGATGAGCGGCGGCGACCGCATCTTCCTG